GGGGGCCAGCGAAAAGCAGCCTCTCAAAAGCCGCAAAATGTCGGGGCGTAGCTCAGTTTGGTAGAGCGCTACCTTGGGGTGGTAGAGGCCGCATGTTCAACTCATGTCGCTCCGACCAATTAAATATTGGTCACAAAGCTAGATAAATCAAGGGTTTGCAGATAATGCAAACCCTTTTTATTTTTGTGCTTTTGGCATCAATTTTGATAAAATGTAGCAAAAATGTAGCAGAGAGATTTTTTGTAGCAATTTTATTTGCTGTCAGAGGCTTTGGGAGTAGGTAAAAGAGCCTGGATATGATCATTCATTTTGGCTGCAGCATCGCGTTGGCCATCCGTAGACGTGTGTGTGTAGCGAGAAGTAGTCTTAATATCTGTGTGCCTCATTTGGGCCTGTACATGCGCAATGTGAACGTTTAATGCGACCAATTGCGAGGCGTAGTTATGCCGCAAGTCATGGAGGCGAATGGATTCATCTACACCGGCTTTCTTCAAGATCCGTTTGAAGGTCAGCCGGAAACTGTTCGGATAAATCGGCAGCCCGCCTTCACCGGGGAAAAGGTAATCATTTGGTGCCTCCGCGGTTGGAATAGACTCTAGGTGCTTGGCAATAAGCTCCGGCAGGACAATTGCCTCCTGGCTGGCTTCCGTTTTGGCTCGCTCTTCAAGCTTAGCTTTCTTGTCTACGACTAGGTATACCCGTTGGACAGATAATTCCCTAGTGGTGAAATTGATATCGGATTTCTTTAGTGGCAGTACTTCGGAGCGCCGAAGACCGGAACCATACTCAGTTAATAAAATATTGTATACATGAGGATTGTAATTTTTCGTCTGTGACCACGCTAGCGCCGTTTCCAGGATCTTTTTCTCTTCGTCAGGGGTAAGGGCCCGGCGCTTCTTTTTCTCCACCTTCTTGGTCCGTTTTACGCCTAAGAGAGGGGACTTATGGATAATTTCATCAATCAGGGCAATTTCGATGACACGACGGATAATTGACAACAGAATTTTAACAGTTTCCGGAGCTAGGGTATCTTCTTTCTCGCTTAGAAATTCGACGATAGCGGGACGTTTCAGTTTTTGAACCGGCGGCTTGCCAATGGAGTCTTTTATATGGGTTTCATAATTGATCTTATATTTTAAGTAAGTGCCTTCCGCTTTTTTGGGAGGCTTCATTTCAAATTCCAGCCAGTGCTCGATTAAGTCATTCAGAGAGACCTTTGTCTTGTTTGCCAATTGTCCCTTATTTTTTTTCTCCTTTAAGGCATCAAGCTTGGCAATCACTTCTTTCTGAGTTTTACCATATACGGTAGGGCGCTTATAATTTCCGTCGAAGTCCGTTCCGTTAAGTAAAGAGCCGACCCAGAGACCGTCACTTTTTCGCTGGTAAATGGAACCTTCGCCATGGCCACGGCGGTTTCTCTTTTTAGTAGTTTTAGCAGTTTTAGTAGTAGTAGATTCTTTTGGCAATGGAGGAGCTCCTTTCGTGAAAAGACACAGCCTTAGTCAATCGGGCTGTGTCTTTAATTATGTTTTGCGTTTTAGGAATCGCTTATGGAAGTTTGCTTTTATAATTGCTTCTTGCAAGAACTTCTCCGAAATTAGCGGAAATATATTCGATTATGTAATTTGTCCAACCTTCACAATTTGAATCAGGAATGATATTCTCCCATGAATGTGAATCAGCCGTAGATTTATATAACATTGTTCCGTCAGACGAATACATATAACTTTCTAGGGTTCTAAATTTTTTAGCATGTATGTTTATTTGCATATGATTTAAAACGTAGCTGAATTTTTCGTATTTAACTAATAATTCATTTGAGGTGATATCTCTTAGCATTTCTTTAACTGCGACCGGAGAATAGGCTGTCTTTATCCAGACATCTATAATAACAGGAGATGTCTCTTCTTTTAGGTTGGCAGAAGTTCCGTAAGTCGCAACTGATTCAGATAATTTCTCATCTAGTTTATTACCAAACTTGATGGTTTCTGTATCAAAAAAATACCCCACTTTGTCAGTGGACCACATCCATTGAAATCTATCTTGAGCATAAATATTTTTGGTTGATAAGGTTATGAGAATAAAAGCAACAAATAAAAACGTAATCCTATGATATTTCATTTGCCGTCATCTCCATTTTAAGGTGCCACACCTTGGCACAATTTCAGAAATATTATGATAAAATGAACTATATATGTCAATTACTGTCAACCTGTAGATTTGATTCTTGCTTTTTCTTTTCTGATTCGGCCCCATGACAGGAGTGGTTATGTATGCAGTAATATAATGCCGTCTGAAGAAGACGGTTTTTTGTTATCGGTAATTTTAAATTATAGCTAGAAATGGGGTAAGAGAAAAAATTACTGGTGGGGGAATAGTGCGATGAATAGGGAAGAGGCGTACGTCGAACGTGTTATAGAGAAAAACTGTGAACTGCTAAATCCGGGAGAGCTGGAAGGTACAGCCCTCAAACTATTAACGATTTTACTTAATGGGACTTATACAGAGAATCAATAATGACTTCCAAAGCCTTCCTGTGCTTATCGGGGAGGCTTTTATATTTGTCTATCGTCTCTTTGGTGGCGCCGTCAACCTCATAACGAATGGTATCTTCAGCGAATTGAACTGACTTAACAAGCTGCGGCAGAATCGCCTCCTTTTGACTGTCTGCCAGGCTGTTGAACTTTTGCAGGGCTGCTGTTTTAATCTCCTGCGGTAAATCCATTGTTTGAATGGTCTGCAGCAGCTTAGGGAATAGATCAGCGCCAATTTGCTGCTTGATTTGGTTGTCCATAAAAAACTCAGCTAAAGTTATGCCTAGCCCTTTGCAGATCTTTTCTATAGTCTTATGCTGTGGATTTGGGTCTGGGTTGTTAATTATACTATTTAGCGTTGATTGGGTAATATCAGATAGCTCTGCAAGTTTATTGGGCGTTATGCCTCTCTCTTCGCATAATTGGATAATTCTTGATTTAATGTCCATCTCCGCACCTCTTAACGATATTTCGTTAAACTCAGTATACCAAAAAGTAATTTAAAATGATTAACGATAAATCGTTGACAAGCAAACGATGCAAAGTTATAATTTAAGAAAAACGATATATCGTTAACGATGTATCGGAGGAGGTGTAATGGTATGTCTTTCGGTCAACGGATTAAAAGCTTACGCCAAAATCAGCAAAAAACCCAACAGCAAATTGCGGTTAAAGCTGGTATTCCCCAGACGACACTTAGTAACTGGGAACTCGACAAAACAGAACCAGTTATTTCGGATGCAAGGAAATTGGCCGTAGCCCTAGGGGTAAGCTTAGCAGAGCTGATTGAAGGCAAAGACCATCAGGCAGCCTGTCTGCCTAGAACAGGATGAGGAGGAGGGGAGGTATGACGGTTAAGGAGTTGTGTGCGGCATTGGTTATGTGGCTGCCAAGGTTGTGGAAAGACGATAAAGCTGAGTTCTTTCGGGTTCTGCTGCAGCTTATTAGTGTAATTTGCTTTATAGCTCTTTATTTTTCGCTGCCTGAATAAATCGATCCTGCCTTACATTTCCCATGTATGGAATGTTGGGGACAGTGATAGGTGCCATCACATGAAAGGTTTTACGAGTGCTTATGATTTCAAGTGGAACCTCTGAAGTAGCACCTAAAGAGATGTAATTTGTAAGAAAAAACAGGAAGCCTTGTTTGCAGCCGTAGGGTTCTATCGTAAGTGGTGGGAGTAACTGTTGTTTTCCGATATAAGAGGTGTATGAAGCTGACTGAGTATTAGAAACTGACCAGGTTAGAATCTCATAGGATTCATTTGCTACAGTATTCATGTTTGAGATGGATTGAGTCTTGCCTAAGGTCATTCTGTATTCAACAATAGTGAGTGGTTTGGCTGATTGATTTTCGATGCGCACATAAAATGCGCAGCGCGCCGAACAATTATAGCCATCGACATCTGGAGTTATTTTAAAGAAAATGTTTGCGTTTTCTTGATTAGGAAAAGAAATGGTCGCTTTTGGTAAGTTATCAAGATAATTACGAAAATGAATAGCTAAGGACGCAAAACCAGTTATTGATCCAAAGAAAGCCATTAGTTCTGTTTGAGTTATAATAATCAACTCCTATACAACAGGAAATAAGCCAATGATCGAAGATTAAATGTTTCTTGTTATAGAACGCCCATGCATTAATTTAGTTTAGAATTTAGATTTTAACTAAGTTATCGATTTTTTTGTACAAACTTTCAAACGTTGATTCTATTTTTTCTGGATGGACGTATCCCTTTTCGATGAGAGTAATAAGTATTTCTTTTGTTATGTGAGCTTTTTGAAGGTTTTCTTCCGCAGCAGTCATTTCGTTGTCCCCTTTCTAACCATGGGCGTTAATTTGCATTCTTCGACAAGAGAAAGGGCATTCCCTGTAATAATTTGTAAAACAACTAAAGTCTTTTTAAAGCTTAATTTCGCCGTGATTTCTCTCGTACAGCTCGACATATCGTTTCAAAATCTGTTCAACCTCACGGCTCAGTGTTCGTCCATTTTTTCGCGCTAACTTTTTTAGCTTGGGCTTTAATAGCTCGTCATCCGTCCGAGCCATTATCTTTGGCATTTTGGATGGCATAATGGCTCCTCCTTGAAAGATCAATCACCTTTTAACTTACCACAGGAGTGCCAAAAAGCGTTCAGTGTGGTGCTATAGTGCAGCACAGTGTATGCAGGGTGAGGCACCTTGCCAAGAGAGAAGTCAGAAATAAATTGTTATAAAAGGAGAGGAGAAGATGAGTCAAACCGCAGCTATCCCCAGTACCATACCCGGTTTAGACCAGGACGCACTCTACGATATACTGACACCGCAAGACGTTGCCGAAATATTAGACATATCCTTGCCCTGCACATACGTGCTTTGGCGGCGCAAAGACTTTCCGGCATTACCTGTCGCTGACCGTAATCACAAAAAAATAAGCCGGGCTGCCTTTGACAGATGGCTGTTGCAGCATACGCATCAAATCTCTACAGACAAAATATATGAGCTTCTGACTGTATTGATCGAAGCCCATAGGGGTGGCAGTGCAATGGATTTGTTAAGGAAATATAAGGAGGGACAGGCGTAATGGAGCAAGTCTCCAGGGGCAGTAGTGGGCTAAGTAAGGAGAAGGTTAATAGGTTTCATTCACATTTGATTGATTTAGCTGCGGCATTTCAGAAAGTGGCTGCAAAAGAAGAAGAGCCAAGATCTAATCGATACTTCACTGGGATGTCTGTCGCATATGAGAATGCTGCTGAGTTGTTGCGAGAATACGAGGAGGGGAAAAGGCCATGAGTAAACGCCCCTGTTGTGCTACATGCGGCCGGAAATTGCCGCCTTTAGGAGTACATCGCGTTTATGACGCGCAGAAGAATTGTACTGTGAAAGTCTGCGCCGACGATCGACGATGCCAGGCTCCCTATGTAAGGAAGGTGACGACACGTGAACCTATTGCAAAGAATCGGCCTTATGCGGTCAACCAAACATGAGACAGGAGGAGCGAAAACGTTAGCCTTGTCAGGAGCTATTCAGGCAGTTGGACCCGTTACCCGGGTATCCAATCCCAATAGCGTACTGATTAAAAAGTGGCCTGCCGGAGGCAAGCCATAAAGGGAATAGCCTTATTTAAATTATTTCATACAAAGAGGGTGTTGGCGATACTCAAAGTGGTGATTCAGCGTAGTGGAAAGTCACAGCATCAGGTACGAATGGAGGCTAATATCCCTAAAAACAGGATGACTGATCTGGTAAATGACCGAGTTATCCCGAAACCCGAGGAAGTTACGGCGCTCGATAAGTCCCTAAAACAAAACCGGCGTATGGTACTAAACTACTGTAGCTCTGTCTGTGAGGCTGGTAAGTATGCCGGATATAATTTCACCGAAATGGATAGTCATGAAGCGGCCATTATGCTGATCAGTAATCTCTCTATGTTGGACAAACTGATTCCTGAATTAGCAGGCATGTTAGCCAGGGGAAAGGTTTCTCCAGAAATGCTGGCCAAGCTCAGTCAGCTGCGGCTGGCGATCATGACACTTGAAGTGCAGCTGCAAAACAGTCCTGCCTGCTGCAGTGCCGAACTTGCGGAGCTTCAGGAATTCCTGAAACAAAAAGAAAAAGCGACTGCTCGAACAGCCGCTAACGAAAATCATCTACCTTAGATTGTACATGAGTTAAGCAAATCGGTCAAGGAGGGAACGTAATCATGCCGAAACCGAGTCTCACAATCAAATACAAAGACCGGCTGACTGAAATCAGTGCCGGGTATAAATTGGGATTAGAAAAGAGCTTTTTACATAACAGCCCTGTCCGGGATCTACCCGAGTATTTCCAGGCTTATGCTTCTGTTAAAGGTGATTTAGAGTACCGGGCCAGGGGCTTTGCCCTGGCTGTCCGGGAAATCTTCCGGCAGCGCAGCCAAGCGGAGGAAAGCCATGGATCTGATCAGCCAATTTGAAAAAAGGCGGGGAATTATCCCGCCTATTCCTGTTTCTTCTGTCAGTCGGGTGGAAAAATCAGAGTCTGAGCGAGTCCTGGAGCTTGCCTTCTCTGGCCGGTTAGAGCGCAGTTATCTAATTGAAGTGCTGCCGCCCTATCAAGCGGTATTTGGCAGGGCAATCTGGATCTGCCCTGATGAGGAAAAGGCCAGCCAGAAGCAGACAGAGGAAGTGTTAGTCTTTTATCCCGGGGAACTGATGGATATCTGCCAGCTGGCAGTGCAGGATTTTAAGCAGATTGCCGGACTGATTGCCATGAAGAAAGCATTCGGGGGAACCGTTTCAAAGTAGGTTGATGTGATGAGCTTTGAAAAATCACTGGAATGGTATTTACGGGCTAAGGGCATGCGTCAGGAGCCATTGTTCCAAGACCCAGCACAGTTTGATTTTACATTAGGAGGGTTCATGATGATTGCGAAAGCGATTGAAAAGATAAAAGCCGAGATAGACTCAAATAAAACTAATACCTATGTCCAGATTATTGGCGGCTTCTTGCTGGATTATCTGGATAAAAATCCGCAGGCTGCAGAAAAGATCATGGATAAAGAAAAAACGATTACCAAAAGCCTTGAGGACATGCGGAACGCAGCCTCCAAGAAGAAGACCGGCAACTTTGCTATGCTGTCGGATCGGGAAGCCTTTGGTATTGTCTTAAAATACTATGGCATTGACGGTGCACCTGGTGTCTATGTGCCGCCTGGCTCTCCAGCACCGGTACAGCCAAAGCCGGTGAAGGAAATCGACTTTGATATCAGCCTTAATGATTTGCTGTAGGGAGTGATTTTGGGTGGATAAGACTAAGCAGAATTTTCATGATCATTTTCATGAGGAGCTGTGTTCGGAGATTAAAGAGTATGCGGAAAATGATGTGTTTAAGAGCAGCCGGTATATATTCGTCCGGAAGAAGGGCAAGCAGCGCTACGGTTATTGTACGCATTGTAAACAAGAGTATCAGGTTGATATTCTGAAGCACAACTCAGGATCGGTTTGTCCGGCTTGCAAATCAAGTTGCACAGTGAAGTCCAGCGGGTTAGGCCGCTCAAAAATGATTGATGAAGCCTATTTTGTTTATTACGAGAAATCCCGGATCAATCCCTTAGCTGTTATTGCTCGTGGCATATACGCAGTCCGAGATTATTCAGGAGATTACCGCACTACGGAAACAAAGTATGTGGTTCGTGCTTGGTATATCTTTGAACCCGGGAAAAGCCTTATGTTCGAAAGGTATGGATTTTATAGTTGGGCCCATACAATGACAACTGGTACCATTCGGAAACGGGATACTGTTTTCTCGCTTAGAAGCCAATACTCGGCAAATTCTCGCTGCGTTAATATTACTCATTGCCGGGAGAGTGTTGAGGCTGCAGTAAAGGGAACTCCTTTCAGGTATAGCACGTGGGAATCGTATGCTCCTCGTTATGCCTGTGAGGATGATATGGTCAAATTCTTTAGTCTGTATGCGAGGTACCCTTGTATTGAATATCTGACGAAGCTTGGGTTTGAAGACTTGGTAATAACAAAGCTTGAAGGACATCACGCCTACGGTGCTGTGAATTGGAGGGGAAAGTCCATTCTTGATGTCCTTCGTTTAACCCGTCAAGATATTAAGCTTCTCAAAGAAAAAGAAGTGATGTTGTCACCTTTGATTTTGCGGCTTTTGCAAATTACAAAGGCTGATAAATCACAAATGTCCTTACCGGAATTGTTTACTTTTGCTGATAAATATGACTGCTATTTTACCGATCTGCAAAAGGTCCTGAAGTATGCCAGCCTTAAGAAAGCAGATGCTTATATAACAAAACAGTTTACGCAGAAAAATATTGATCCTGATAATCGTAAACATTGGTATCAGGAACATTCTGTGCTGCATGACTGGAAGGATTACTTAGAAGATTGCCGACGGCTGGAGCTGGATTTGACTCAGGAATGCGTAATATTTCCGTCACATTTGTACCGGGCGCATCAAAACACTATTGCACAAGTTAAGGTTCAAGGTGACGTTATGCTGGATAAAAAAATAAAAAATAGGCTTTCAATGCTTAAAAAATACTCCTTTGACTTCGCTGGCTTGCTGTTGCGTCCCATTGCGGGTACGGCAGAACTGATTGCAGAAGGAAAGGCCCTTAATCACTGTGTAGGCACATATGCGAAGAGCTACGCGAACGGAAAGACTAACATATTTGCTGTCCGTAAGGCTTCAGAGCCTAATACTCCTTTCTATACGATGGAAATCCGTGACAATAAAATTGTCCAATGCCGGGGCAAGAAAAACTGCAGTCCGAATGATGAAGTTCAGTGGTTTATAGAAGAATTTGAAATAAAGAAGTTAGGCAAGAAAAATGTAGAGGCACGAATTAGCGTGTCTGCTTAGTAAAAAGGAGGTTTGACTTTATGGAACCGGTAAAAAGCCCTGTCGTCGCAGTGGATACCCTGACGACTGAAATATTAATTCTCAAACAGCAAACAGCGCAGAACCTGATTGAAATCGGCAAGCGCTTAATCCTGGTTAAGGAATCTCTGGGCCATGGTGAGTGGTTGCCCTGGCTAAAGGAAAGAGTAGACTTTTCAGATCAACAAGCTCGGCGCTTTATGAATGTGGCGAGGGAGTGCGCAAATTCAACAGCGCTGTTGAATTTGCCGCCTACTAAGGTGTTTGCTCTTTTGGATCTGCCCGCCGATCAGCGAGAGGAGTTTGTTGCTGCTCCCCATGTAGTACCGTCAGGCGAAGTCAAGACGGTTGATGAAATGACAACCAGGGAGCTGCAGCAGGTCATGAAACAGCGTGATGAGCTGCAGCGTAAATTAGATATCCTTAAGGATAAATCTCTTCAAATTGCAGAAGAGAAGGATAAGCTGTATGAAGAGAAATTGGAAATGGAAGTCAACCTAAAGGATTTACAAAAGACACTGGAGTCGGAACGAAAAACGGCCAAGTCTGAAGTAAAGCAGTTAACTAGTCAGCTGAAGGAAGCCAAGAAAAATGGAACGCCTGATACGAAGATCCACGAGTTAGAGGAAAAGCTGGTTACTGCCGAGGCTGAGGTGCAGCGTCTGACAGACAGGCTGAATGAGCCTGTGACCCTGGAAGCGTCTGTTGTGGAGGCGATCCCGGAAGAAGTAGAGCGGGAGCTGGCTGAGCTTAGGCAGAAGAACCAGGAACTGGAAGAAAAACAGGGTAAGCCTGATCCACTGCAAGCTGCGCTCTCTAAATTTGCCGCTCATTTTGATATGTTGGTCAATGATTTTAAAGCTGTGTTGACTGACCTGTCCACTATCCAGGAGGCAGATATTGCTGCTCATGAGAAATACCGGAGCGCTGTTGCTGCTCTGATCGATAAAATGCAGGAGAAGCTGTAAACCATATTCCCGCTATTGGGAATATGGCGGCAGGAGGGAGTGCTATGGTTCACTGGATTTGGATCATTGTAGTGGCCATGCTGGCCGGAAGTTTTGGTGCTCTAATTATGGCCGTGTTTATTGGTGCAAACCGTAGAAGGTGGGAGGATGATGGACAGTGAAGCTCACGCCGATCGTTAAAATCATGAATCAGAGTAGAAATTTTCGCAGAGTCTTGAAAAGTGCAGATATAGAAGCCATGCGCGGCGAATCAGAAATTCTTTTTCCTTGTATAGTACGCATAGCTACTCCGGCAGAACGGATTAAGTATGGTATTCAGGGAGGGACGGTAGTTGAGTGACGTTGAAATTTTGAAGGCTGTAAAATCAATTCTTTGCCCGATGAGTGGTAATTACCATCCTGTAGAAAAATGCGCCGAGTGTTCGTACTGTGCAAATAAAACCATTCAAGTTTTAGCCGATGGAGCTGCTGTTGAGTATATATTTTGTTCATATCGGAAGGTCGTATTAGGGGGAAAGGAGTGCGTTACTAATGGACGCTAAAGTATTGAGGAGTGGAGGACCTTGCAACCATGTGGGGTGCCTATCACATATATCACATCCCTGCGAAGAATGTGGAAGGGTTGGCGGGAGAATAACGATTAATGTTAGTGAGCAGGAACTCATTCGAATTGGTCGTCTGGTTTCGCAAGGCATTAAAGAAGTCCTGCCACATACCGGATGCAAGGGAGTATACCACTCCCTCGGTTGCTGGGAGATTCTAAAAACCAATTATCACGGATGTGTTCTCCAATATTATTGTCCGACACAAAAGGAGGATGCTAAATGAATTACGCTGCCTACATTGGCCGCCTAGCCCAAGATCCGGAAGTGCGTTACACAAAAACCGGCAGGGCCGTGACAACCTTCTCGCTCGCAGTAAACCGTGGGCAACCCAAAGAGGGGGAACAAAACCCTGCGGACTTTATACCGGTTGTTGTTTGGGGTAGCCTTGCCGAAGAGTGTGGTAATACATTGGCGAAAGGGTATAAAATATTTGCTTCCGGAAAGATGCGCGTGCGTTCTTATGATGCTGCAGACGGACAGAAAAGGCGTGTTACGGAACTGGTTGCTGATTTTATCGCCAAAAGTCTGCTGCATGAGAAAAAGCATGATCAATCCAGCCAGCAGTCACCGGTGGACTTTGGCCAATTTGGCCGCGATGTAACTGACGAAGAAATCCCGTTTTAGATAAAAGGTGCAGCCTATGCGTCGATTTACTGCAAAAGAAGATTATTATGAACTGGTGGAGCAAATCAAGCGCATACCAATCCGGCAAGCATATGACCAATATATCGGCGGTAATCTGCAAATCCACGGCAAGAAAGCCGTATCCCAATGTCCTTGGCATGGCCGGGATAGTATACCAAGCTTTACTCTGTATTTGGATAAAGGCAATTGGTATTGCTACGGCTGCCAGCGGGGAGGAACGGTCATAGACCTGGCAATGGAAGCCCTGGGCGTTGACTTTAAGGCAGCTGTAACTGCCCTGGCTAAAGATTTTGGCCTGGGCAGTGTACAGGCTGATCCGGTTGTTCGGCAGGCGCGAACCAAGGCCCGGGAGCAGTATGTATTGGAAGTGGAATTTGCTGCTGACTATGACCGGATCTTTCAAGCGCTGGTTGTCCGTCAAAAAACCTGCAGTGCAGTGCTGCAGACCTGGTTTGACTACGACGATAACCCTGATCTGGTCCACGAACGATCTATGATTGACTATATATTGGATGAAATAGCCGATGCCCGTGAACCTGACGAAAAACTTCGGGCCTGGCGCTTGGCGAGGAAGGTGTTTCCATGGCTGAAAGCCTGACAGAAGAAGAGAAAAAAGAAATATTATCCCGGAAAAAGCAAGACACTGCTCCGGTTCCGGCTCCTATCGATTACCTTACGTTGTTGACTGTCTTTGAAGGCTTGCAGCCTGATGAAAAGCTGAAGAACTATCTGGAAATCAAGCCGGTCTTGATGCAGTTAAAATCCACTCTTGAACGCGAAGTAGCTATTAAGCGGGTAGCAAAAGCCCTGGGCGTGAGTACAGCGATCATCAAGGAAGAATTGGCTGGAGGAACGGAGACAGCGGCAACTCGTCGGCCCCGGTGGGTTGACCATAGCGGTGACTTTGTGCCGCCGATCCTGGCTCAATTTCTTATGAACAAGCAATGTACCTTTGTCTATGACCGTAATATGCTGTACTTCTTTGATGAAGGTTACTATAAGCCAAAAGGGTTCCAATACATAAAAGGCAGGTGTGTTGAGCTGATGGGGGATGAATACCGCGATGGTCACGGCAATGAAGTCGGTAAATACATTGAAACTACCCTTTGGCACTCAGAACCGGTGCTGGACGTAGATGCCCGGTATATTAACGTTGAAAATGGCCTGCTTGACTGGATGGCAGACCCGCCGGAGTTGAAGCCCCATGATCCGAACTATCTCTCTAGCATACGCATACCGGTGCACTATGATCCGGACGCAACATGCCCGGCAATTGATCAATTTTTTGCTGATATTCTGCCCGAGGACTGCCTGGAGCTGGCCTATGAGCTATTCGGTTATTGTTTGATTCCAGACACTAACTTTCAAAAAGCTTTCATGATGCTAGGTGATGGTGCGAATGGTAAGTCAAAGTTTCTGGCGTTGCTGCAAGCCTTTATTGGCCGGGCAAATTGCTCGGCAGAATCCCTGCAGGACTTGGCAGAAAACCGCTTTCGCGCAGCCAATCTGGTAGGTAAGTTGGTTAATATTTTTAGTGACCTTCCAGCTAAGATGCTGGAAGACACGGCCCTGTTTAAAGCGTTAGTCAGTGGTGATGCCCTGAGCGCCGAACGCAAAGGGGAGCAGGCTTTTGAATTTATCAACTATGCCCGTATGGTCTTTTCAGCGAACAAGCTGCCGCCTACGAAGGATTTGTCACATGGTTTCTTTCGGCGCTGGTGTATAATCCGGTTTCCGAATTCCTTTCCGGAAGGCAGTCCCAAGCGTGACCCGGCAATCCTGTCTAAAATCACAACACAGCAGGAGCTGTCTGGCCTCTTGAACCAGGCTATTGTTGGTCTTGTGCGTTTGTTTAGTCAACGGGAGTTCTCTAAGCCTGCCAGTGTAGAAGCAGAAGTGGCTATTTATCAAAATGAAAATGATAATGTGCGCCTGTTCTTCGCTGACTGCTGCGAGTTTAAAATTGGCGCTATTATTGGCAAGGATCAGTTATATAAGAGCTATGAAAAATGGTGCCACTCCGGCAATTACCGGGCTATATCACGGACAAAGTTTAATAATCATGTGAAGAGCGTATTCCCTTCTGTCCGTGAAGATACCCATGGTGTGCGCAAGTGGGTGGGCATCGCTGAGCTTATGTTAGATAAAAATGATACGGGTGATACGGCTTGATACGGGTTTTGATACGGGCAATATTGCCTACAAAGCCAGTAACCGCAAGGCCTCGCCCAATTGATACGGGTTTTGGACAACTCACGCGAGCGGGCGTGGGCATATAACCCATATTCTTATATACTATTCCCCGTACACGCGTAAGTAAAAAAAAGTCGTATCATCCGTATCAAACAGAGAGTAACTATAGAGAAATCAAGGCTTCGAGGCACTTGGTAAAACTCGTATCATACCCGTATCAGCCTGTATCATCCGTATCAAAAGCGATCAGGGTTTAAGGAGGGGAGAAAAGTTGAGTGGAAATATAGTGGCAGCATTAAAGAAAGATGATGAATTGGCTTCAGATTGGCTATTATTTTATACAGATAAGCGAAGACAGTTTTACATAGATAAGACGGAGTTGTTGAATTCCTCTAATGCGCCTAAAGCTGGTGGGCGCTCCGGTATTAGTAAGCCGACAGAGCAAAGAATAATAAAAATGTCCGGATTGCTCAAAGATGAGTCTTGGCTTGAACTAATGGAGCTAGTCGAAAGTAGTCTTAGTGAAAGAAAGAGAATATTTCTATCGGTTCGGCGCGAAGCTGCGTATATAGAAGGCAATAATGAGAGGGGCAGGCCAGCCTGGGTTGTATATGTGCAGCGTCGTTACGCTGAAGAAATGGCTCTTGCTTATGGTGGTAAGCCTGAAAAATATTGGGTAGCGGAAACAACGATTAAAGAGTGGTGGAATAAGCTCATTGTATTAGCGGCTCGGGCTGCTTCAAAAAAAGGTTGTTTATGAAAAAAATATTTTAGTAGGCGATTTTAATCACGATATTCCATGTTATTATGATAATGTGCAGAAAGTTTAGTACAGCAAAAGCCACGCTGAGGCAGTCAGTGTGGCTTTTTTAGTGGCTATAATTCATTCTAGGGCTAGTTAATGAATTATTTTATTTTTATCAAGGGAATTGGGTTATACGAAAATAGAGTGCATTGCGTTGGTTATAGACGTGCCGCCAGGATGTCCCTGGTCGGTGCGTCTTTTCTTATCCATAATAAAACCTAACAGGAGGCAGCATTCATGGTATTGGCGGAATTCATTTGTCCCGCGTGCAGAATCTCTGTAGTCTGGGCTCATCCTTCCTCCACGATCAAATGCCCCTACTGTACACGCTGGCTAACCGCAATCAATATAGAGAACCCGGCCAGGATCGACACGGAAGCCGATGGCGGCCAGATGATACTTTTCTAAGGGGGTGATGAACATAGCGAGGAAGAAGGGGATAACGGACAAGCAGCGGCGCTTTGTCGAGGAGTATTTTGTAGACTACAACCAAACGGCAGCGGCCATTCGTGCGGGGTATTCTCCCCGGTCAGCTGGTGTCATCGCCGCTGAACTTATGGCAAACCCGGCAATACAGGAGCTCATTGAGTTAAGGCGTGCGCAACTTTCTAGTCGGCTTAATTATTCAGTACAGCGTATTCAGGATAGGCTGGCCTGTATGGGGTTTGCGAACATCCGTAACTTGGTTGATATAAAAGATGGGGAAGTCAAGATTAAGAATATGGATGACATATCTGAATATGACTCAGCGGCCATTCAGGAAATATCCATATCCAAGACCAAGAACGGCACGACAACCAAAATTAAGCTGGTTGACGCAAAGGGGCCGCTGGAGCTGCTGGGTAAGAGCGTTGGAATGTTTAAGGATAAAGTGGAAATTACCGGTGCCGGTGATGGTCCGATTCAAGTGGTTAATACCTTAGACCCAACTGCAGTGGAGGACCGGATCAATGAGCTTATCGCAAAGAGAGAAGCAGGAACTTAAAATGCTACTGGAGTGGCAGCGGTGGAGCCGTGACCCGTGGCAATGGATCAAGGACTGCTGCTGGACCATGGATGAAGCTGATCAAGGCCGCGCAAAGAGGTTTCCTGATAAGGAGTACCTGGCACATATCTGTGTAGTCTGGATGAGAGAGTCAATTATTGCAATTCCGAAAACACGGCGTATGCTGCTATCCTGGTTGTTTTTAGCCCTGCATCTTTGGGCGGCCATCTTTCATCCGCGAGTATCCGTGTTCATCCAGTCGAAAAAAGAAAAAGACAGCGCCTTCCTGATGAGTGATGAGCGGATGATGTTTATCTACAATCATCTGCCCTGTGGTTATCCGTGGCCCAGGCCGGTGAAGATGAACAGCGGCCCCAGTGGTGTTGGTTATAGTTATATTAAGTTTGACAATGGCGCTTACATTATGGCCATCGGCCAGGGCGCTGACCAGATGCGCGGTTATACAGCAACTTATGTCATGCTGGACGAAGTTGCCTTCTGGGAACAGGCAGAAAACTCCTGGGCATCCTTAAAGCCAACAATTGAAGGTGGCGGCAAGGTTGGCTTGATCAGTTCTGCAAATCCTGGTTTCTTTAGCCGTATTGTAAAGGGGGATATCTAGTGGAAGGGATTACTGAATACAAAACGCCCCAAGGCGTGCATGTCCTGCGAATCCATTACACGGCAGATCCCGACAAGCGTTCGCCGGAATGGAAGGCAAAGAATAAAGCCGGTATGACACATGCCGCATGGGAGCGTGAATACGAAATTAACTTTGATGTATTTGCCGGTAAGGCTTATTACCCTGAATTCCGGTATGACTATCATGTGGCAAAGAATCCGCTGCAGCCAATTCCTGGACGGCCAATCTGTCGCGGCTGGGATTATGGCTTGACGCCTGCGACAGTATGTGTGCAGCCGACAGCAAAAGGACAGCTTATGCTGCTGTATCCGGAGCTGCAAAGCTGGGACTGTGGGATCAAAGCGCATGGTCGTGTGGTAAGGTCAGAAAGCAGCGCCTTTTTCCCGGGATATTCGTTTACGGACTATGGAGATCCGGCAGGTAATCAACGGGCCCAGACCGATGAGAAGACAGCAAATCAGATTTTGCGCGAAGAATACGGCATTAAAGTTCTTCCAGGCCCGGTATCCTTTGAAAAGCGGGACAATGCTATACGGGATGTTCTCACAACTACAACGCCGGACGGTCAGCCAATGCTGCTGATTGACCCGCGTTGTACTTTTATTATCGCGGCCTTTACCGGTGGTTATCGGCGCAAAGAGGTGGCAGGGCGCTATTCGGAAGATCCGGACAAGAATGAGTACAGCCATATCATGGATGCTTTTGGCTATGTGGCGTCCATGACTTTTGGTGTAGAGAAGAAGCAACTGCCACCGCCAGGTGCGAATGGTTTGCATTTTGGCAATAATGGTCAGCGGTTCAACGCATTGCAAAGGAGATGATGAGATGTGTTTTTCAAGTACGCCAAAGACAGAGCCGATAGCCCCGGCTCCCCGGCAGGTCGACAATTCGGAAGCAACAGCTATGAAGCAAGCCTCGGATAAAGAGCGTAAGCGGCAGGCAGCGGCGGCAGGGTTTAAAAACAATATCCTGACAAGCGGCTCCGGTTTGGCTGATACCGGCAGTACTAAGAAAAAGCTGTTAGGTGAGTGATGACATGCAGTATATGAATGGACTCAAGGAAAATGACTTTTTGAAGAAAAGCCAGCTAAACCGCATTCATAAAGCCTTGTTTCAAGAGCAGCAATCTTGGATTCCGGAATGGAAGGAAATACGGGATTATATTAATCCGTATCTAGGTTCCTTTGATGGAGACAAACCAAACGACGGTAAGCGAAAAGATGATAGCCTGATTAATACGGTCGGTATTGATGCGAGTAATACCCATGGTGCCGGTATGCAGAACGGTGTCACCTCTCCAACACGGCTGTGGTTCCGGGCGACTGATCCTGATCCGGAGATTGCTCAGATGGAAGAAGTCCGGTATTGGTATGATGACTTAACCAAAATCATGCATGATGCTTTTAGCCGGTCGAACTTCTATCCTGAAAGTCACAAGTTCCATAAGGAGCGCGGAACATTTGGCACAGCTTCTATGTTTGTTGTGGAAGATGAAGAAAGTGATGTCCGGTATCGCACCTTTACGATTGGTGAATTCGCTATCGGCGTTGATCATACCGGCCGGATTCGGAGATTTGCCCGTAATATTCACATGACAGTTGCTGCACTGATAGACATGTTTGGCCGGGAGAATGTACCTGAGATTGTTCAGCGGTGCTATGATCAAAACCGGCTGGAGGAAGTATTTGCAGTAAAGCATCTGCTTATGGCCAACCAGGCAGCTGAGAATGGTAAGATTGACAAATGGAATAAGCCGTTCATTGATGTCTACTGGATGGACCAGTGCAAAGACGGTGACTACCTGGATATTGGCGGCTTCGACAGCTTCCCTGTAGTGTGCAGCCGATGGGAAACAAAAGGCGCTGATGTGTATGGCTTTGGCCCAGGACATTATGCGCTGAGAAATAGTAAGTCTGTGCAGGTCATCGATGAGGATATTCATGTTGGTGTGAAAAAGCAGGTTGATCCACCGGTACAGCTACCGGCAGAAAGCATGAGTTCAGCCTTAAACTCCTTGCCAAATGGAGTGAATTATTACTCCAGTGGTATGAATGATATTCCAATTAGGGAATTGTATCAGGTTAAGCTGAATTTGGCAGATGCCAATGCATTAAAGGCCAGTAAAGAAGAGACTATTAAGCGTCACTTTTTTGTTGATCTGTTCCGTATGCTGGAGAATATCGACTATGGCAATGTAACCAGGCAAGAGATTATTGAGCGGGTACAGGAAAAAATGAGTTTGATAGGCCCGTCCTTTTCCTTGCTGCAGCCGGAATATCTGAAGCCGGTTGTTGACCGTACTTTTGAAATCTTATACAAGCGTGGTCGTATCCCTAAACCGCCTGAAGTACTTGAGGGCCGGGTAATGAAGATTGAATATGTTAATATCATGGCGCAGGCGCAACAGTTGTCTGGTATGTCCGCGATTTATGAGTTCTCTGATCTGGCGATAAAGCTGGGTAGTGCTGATCCTGCTGTTATGGATAAGTGGGATCGGGATGAAACGCTTGACCGGGCAGGGGAAATGCTCAGTATTCCACCGTCCCTTATCCTGGATGATAAAAAGGTTGAACAAATCCGTGCTGCCAGGGAACAGCGGCAGCAAATGGAACAGAATGTACAAATGGCTCAGATTGCTGCACAGGGAGCGCATACACTGGGTAATACTCCTGTCGGGCAAGGCAGTGCGTTAGATGCGCTTATTCCCGGCTTGGGAGGCGGTGCCGGTCAATGACAGAGGAGCAGCTGAAAAAGAAAATAGCAATAGAGTTACAACAACAAAACCTGCATGACCTGAAGGCTGTAATGGAACTGCCCCAGGGACGCAGGTTTTTTCAATGGCTTGTCATGCGCTGCGGACAAGACAATATAAGCTTTAGCCCGGACGGTCAGACGGAATTTAAAGAAGGGATGCGCAATGTCGCTTTATTATTGAAAGGATGCATGAAGGAATTAGGGCTAGACGGCGTTGACCTGGTTCATAAGGCCGAACGGGAATACCTCTTATTTCAACTGAAGCTGCGCGAAACGATTCTTGAAAAAGAAAGAGGTGATAAGAAGTGAAATGGCTGCTCACTCGATTTATGAAGGTACTTTAAGGAGGTGGTCCATATCTGCGCAGGGCTAATCCCCCTGTAATTTTAGTTTGGGGGTTATGTGATGAAATGTCCAAAATGCCAAGGCGTTAGAGTGTCTACTGAAAGAAGGCCAAATGGGAACAACGTCTGCGGTAGTTGTAACTATGTGTGGCCGAATATAAAAGATACTCCGGTTACCCCGGATCAGGCTGTTATCGAAAATAATTTCAGCTATCACTCGCCTAACAATGGTCAGCCGGTAAAGTACGAAGCGTTAAGAAATAAGGCTAAGGAGCTTGCCTATTTGATTGATGAGTTATGCCCTAAGTCGAGGGAAAAATCATTAGCAATGACCAAACTGGAAGAGGCTGTTATGTGGGCTAATGCTTCGGTAGCCCGTAATGAATAGGGGGAATTATCATGGATAAACAACGTTTTGTATTTAATTTACAGAATCATGCGGATGAGCCGCCTGCTGTACCGCCAACGCCGCCAGCAGAACCGCCTGCCACGCCACCAGCGCCAACTGCAGAGCCACCTGCTACACCGCCAACGCCACCGTCAGAGCCACCTGCAAAGCCAGTTGGTCCACCAGAAGAGTATGCGGATTTTAATGTTCCTGAAGGCATGACCTTTGACCGTGAAACTGCGGGAGACTTTTTTGCAACAGCCAAAAAGCTTAACCTTACACAGGAGCAGGCACAGGAGCTAGTTGACCTATACGGCTCACGTATGGCTAGTATGCAGGCCAAGCAACAGGAGCAGGTCCAAGGCTGGATGAAAGAAAGCGAGAAAAAGTATAAGGCTGAAGAAATCAATCTTGCTAAGAATACGCTGAACCGCTTTGCTGGTGACAGCTTCAAAGACTTTTTGAATGAAACCGGTTTCAATGTTCATCCGGAAATGATTGCTCTGTTTGTGTCTATTGGCGAGCAAATTTCGGAAGGAAAATTCATTGATCCCAGCAAGGCGACTAAGCCAAAATCATTAGGCGAAGCCCTGTACCCTAATATGAAATAAGTAAAATAACGGAGGTAGTTAGTACATGGATAGAGTGACTTGGAAAGATTATGCGTCCCAGCAAGACCCGGATGGCAGAGCAGCTAAGGTAATTGATATCTTAGCTGAGGAGAATGACATCATTGAGGATATGTATGTTGTTCCGGGGAATAGAGAATATGGGTTGCAGACTACTCAATTGGCTACTAACCCAGTAGTTAGTATTCGCGGTGTAAATCAAGGGATTGGTTCTGATAAAGCGACTCATAAGCAATTGAAAGTGGAGGCAGCTTTGTTTACTACCCTTGGAATGGTAGATAAAGAACTTGTAGATGCCGCTGATGATAAGGCTGGATTTCGGGCTAATCAAAACAGGCCACACATTGGAGCTATGGGAAACAAAATTGCAGATGAATTATTTTATGGGGTTAAAACTGAAGATGCACAGAGCTTTAATGGTCTGGCGCATTTTTATAAAGCAACGACAACACCTGATTTTGGCAATTATGTGTTTAAAGCTGGTGGGACAGGATCGACAAATCGTTCCCTTTGGCTGATTGATTGGGGCGAAGAATCTTGCTGCGGTTTTTATCCTAAGAATACGGAAGTTGGATTGAGTCACAAGGACTATGGCGAGGAACTTGTCAAGCTTGATGATGGAACTTACTGGCCTGCTTACCGAGATTTATGGGAATGGAGGACGGGTATTGCTGTTCGTAATTACAAAAAAATTGTTCGTTGTGGCAATATTGATCGGATTGCATTAGCGAGTATTGGTAGTGGATCGGATACTTCAGCAGACTTGCTTAACATAATGATTGATATGATTGAAAGTGTTCCGAAGCTTTCTCCGCGTGCACGTTTTTACTGTGACAGGAAAGTAAAAGCTGCATTTACTAAAAAGGCAATCAACAAGGCAAATGCCTTTCTGACCATGATGGAACTGGCAAATAAAAAGATAACTCCTGCATTTTTAGGTGTACCACTACGGCTGTGTGATGCACTTGACACAGACGAGGCAGCCATTTCCTAGTAGTTTACAATAATGATTTAAGGAGGGTTTACTTATGTATGACGTTGAGCTTAGTTTTACCAGGCAGGCGAATGGAATACCGGCACAGGCTGTAACGGCCAGTGCCGCTTCCACAAAAGTGATTAATCTTTGTTCTCCCGGCCCCTTGATGCGGCCACTGTACCTGCATCTTCGAGTGACAGAAACTTTTACGGCTGATGGTGCTGCAACAATGGCCGTTGATCTGCAGAGCGATGATACAGCCGCTTTTAGCAGTCCGGCAACGCTGCAGGCTTTAATGCCTGCAACAGGCAAAGCTACTTTTGCAAAAGGATATCACCGGGTATGGCCGGTACCTATGCAAAATCTGGAGCAGTACCTGCGGGCTTACTTCACGGTTGCCACTGGTCCGATGACGGCCGGCAAGGTTGTCATGTATATCAATGACGATATGGAATTATAAGGCGGTGTGACTATGTACGCAAAGTATACAAAATATAAAGTAGTACGGAAAGCTTTTGTCGGCAGGCTGTACTATGAGGGTGAAAAGGTAGACTACTTCCCTGGTATCGAAGAAAATACTGCGTTTGAGGGCATTGGCGATCCCATAGTCCCGCTTGTGGTAAATACTGAAGAAAAGCCTAAGTCCCCAGGACGAAACAAAGAAAAACCCAAAGCTCCACTGCAAATTGAAGAGCAAACAGGAGTACCGGTGCAATCTGATGCGGATGCTGAAACTCCGGAGCAAGCTGCTGTAAGTGCTGAAGCTCCTAATGAAGACGTGGCTGGTAAGGAAGAGGAAAAATAAGAGTAGAGAGGAATGAGGAAAAGCTCATTCCTCTCTTGTTTTTTAGGAGGAATATGTATGCCCTCTGACATTGAAATTTGCAATCAATCCCTCTCGCATATCGGACAGGGTTCTATAAACGCAATGGATGAATACAGTCCCCAGGCAGAAGTCTGCAGCTTGCATTATCCCAAAACAAGGGATTCTCTGCTGCGGGAATTCCCCTGGAATTTTGCCACTAAAACAATTTTGCTAAGCCAAATTGATCAGGAGATCCCTGGCTGGCAATATGCCTATCAATATCCACCTAATGCCTTATGGGTGCGGAAGGTGTTTGACATTGGCGGGATTGACGCGGAAATACCGAATGAATATGAGATCGTATCTACCGGTACAGAGAAATATATCTGCTGTGATATTTACCAGGCCTATGCTAAATGTACGATCAAGGTTGTTGATGCCAATCTGTTTGATCCACTCTTTGAAGAGGCATTAACCTATAAGCTGGCGCTGAAGCTTTCCATGCCGCTGACAAACAGCTCCAATAAGACGCAGGAGAATATGTCGAAGTATCAGCTGGCTATTGCCAATGCCAAGCTGGCCGGAGCAGTGGAAGGCGGCAGTAAGAAGAACGACAAGCAGCGGCCCCATTCGGCGCGGGCTTATCTGGTGAGGTGATACTATGGCAGAGCCGTTAAAGATCATGCAAAACTCGTTTACCGGTGGTGAGTTTAGTCCGGTCATGGATGCCCGCCAAGATTTGCAGCGGTATACGACAGGGTTGAAGACAATGCGTAATTTTTACGCCTTGCCTCACGGTGCAGCCGTTAATAGGCCGGGGACGTATTGCATTGCCGATGCAATTCACCATGATAAACGAAGCCGCCTGATCCCGTTTCGTTTTAATGAGGAGCAGGCTTACCCGATTGAGTTTGGCGAGGGATACTGCCATTTCTTTTACCAGGGCGGCCAGGTGATATACGAAGAAGGCCATGCCCAGGAAGGGGAGCCGGTGACAGTAATCACTCCCTATCTGGAAGCGGATTTGCGGGAGATTGATTATACCCAGTCGGCAGACGTTCTCTATCTGGCCCATGGGAAATATCGGCCGAAAATGCTGTCACGCCTTGGGCAGACCTCTTGGACGTTGACTAATTATCCTTATCATGATGGACCCTTTATGGCGAATAACCTGGATAAAGCAAAAACAATAACGCCGAGTGCCGTAACCGGCAGTGTTTCGCTGGTTGCGACATCGGCTGTTTTTTATCCCGGTCATGTGGGAGCGCTCTTTAAGCTGATACACAGTGTAGAAGATCAGTCCATATCCGAGACGCTTGGCGGCGCTGGTCATACGACGGCTCTGAAAGGGAAAGGACAATGGCAGCTGATTACGAATGGAACATGGACAGGTAAGCTGCAGCTAAAGAAGTCTGAGGACAACGGCACCACTTGGACTGTGCTGCGCTCTTATGCGTCCGGTAATGACTATAACGTAATTGAAAGCGGCGATGAAGACGATATCTGCCTGCTCCGGGTGGATATGGCAGAGTACACCAGCGGCAGTGTCCGGGCGGATCTGCACTGGTATCCGTATGATGTGCTGGGAATTGTGGAGATTACAGCGGTTACTGACACAACACACGCTACGGCAACGGTTAAAAAGGAGCTGGGGGCGGCAGCAGTTACTGATGTGTGGGCAGAAGGCTCCTGGTCTGATTACCGGGGGTGGCCGTCATCGGTGGTTTTTTATCAGAATAAGATTTTGTTTGCCAATACGAAGACGGAACCGCAAACGCCCTGGAGCTCTAAGGTCGGTGATTACCCTAATTTCGGTGTGACCTATCCGACAGCGCAGGACGATGACGCAATTACCATCCCGTTAGTGTCACAGCAGCTGAACGCTGTCCGGTCTATGGTGGCATTGTCTAAGGTAATTGCCATGACTTCCGGCGGTCACTGGACGATTGGTCCGGCAGGAGATAATGCAGCGTTTACTCCCAGTTCCAGTATGGGGCTGCAGCACGGATATTTTGGGGCGTCGAAGCTAAAGCCGCTAGTGGTCGGCAATCGGATACTTTATACGCAGTCTAAGGGGACCATCGTTCGGGATATTGGGTATGATCTGACGTCGGATAGCTTTGAGGACTCTGATCCGCTCACGCTGCTGGCCGAGCATTTATTTAAAAAGCGCAAGATTGTGGAGTGGGCCTATCAGCAAGAGCCGAGTAGCATTGTCTGGTGCATCCGGGATGACGGCCTGCTGCTAGGCTTTACTTATTTACGCAAGCAGGAGGTTTGGGGCTGGCACCGGCATGATACGGACGGAATCTTTGAGAGCGTCTGCACCGTTCCTGGCGAAGATCGGGATGAGGTATGGTTTGTCGTCAGGCGCACAATTAACGGCCAGACCAGGCGCTTTATTGAGCAGATGGCCAGCCGGGAAACTGCTCTGTATAGTGACACGGACGAAGACGGCGAGGTATTCACGTATATGGACCCGGCAGACCAGTATTTTGTTGACTGTGGTCTAAGTTATGACGGAGAGCCAAAAACGCACTTTCCTGGCCTGGATCATTTGGAGGGTAAGACGGTAGCGATTCTGGCTGACGGTAATGTTCATCCTCCACGGGTAGTCACAGGTGGAGCAGTAACGCTTGCCTATGAAGCCGGTAAGGTTCATATTGGGCTACCCTACACCTGCGATCTGCAGACGCTTAATGTTGACTTTCAAACCAAAAGCGGCACGATTCAAACGATGTATAAAAAGATCGTGAAGGTAACGCTGCGACTGGAAAGCACACGAGGGGCTAAAGTTGGGGCATCATTTAAAAAAATGCATGAGATCAAAATGAGAACCATTGAAAAGTATGGTGAACCGACTCGTATTTATACCGGAGACAAGGAAATGCCGCTGAATTCTAACTCAACCCGGGAAGGCCGGATCTGTGTCCGTATGGCTGAGCCGCTCCCTATAACAGTGCTGGCCATTGTATCGGAGGTGGCGCTGGATGGCTAAGCTGATTGCTGTTCGTGCGGCAACGCTTGACGATGTTCAGCGTTTCCAGCTGAGCGAGCAGGATGATAAGGAGTGTTGGTCGGTACTGCGAGTGTCCGGCAGGGAGGGGCTGCAAAGATCGGTGGCCCGCTCTGCTGATTGCTATATTGCGGAGGAGCAAGGGCAGGCGGTGTGCTTGTTTGGCTGCATCCCTACCGGACCGGGAGCCAGCTTTTGGCTGTTGTTCCCGGCTGGTATAGAAAAGCTGCCGATGTCGTTTTTCCGGACAGCGCAGCCGGTAATTGATGAACTGCTGGAAAAGTATGAATATCTAGTGAACTATGCACACGTAGATAAACTGTTTATTATTCGGCTGAGCAAATGGCTGGGCTTTACGGTTAACGATCCGCAGCCCTATGGTCATGATGGCGAGTTGTTCCATTGTGTATGGAAAAGGAGAGAGTAGCAATGTGTATGGGACCGGAATTAGCTTTATTGGGTACGGTTATTGGAGCGGCCGGGAGCATCCAGCAAGGTAAGGCGCAGGCTGCAGCATACGATGCCCAGGCTAAGGCGAATGATCAAAACTCCCGAATTGCCGAACGGCAGGCCCAGGAGGAAGCGGCATCAGGTGCCCGTGAGGAACGGCTGATCCGTAGACAGACACAAGCGGATATGGGCACACAGCGAGCCATGTTTGCGGCGAATGGCCTTGATAGTTCGTCCGGCAGTCCACTGGATATTCAGACCGGTACTGCCTTTAACGGGGAAATGGATGCACTAACCTTGCGCCGCAATACCGGCTTTAATGTTTGGGGAATGCAGAATGAGGCGGTAAATTATCGTAACCAGGCCCGGGCTAATCGCTCAGCGGCTAAAAATGCGAAGACTGCCGGTTATATTGATGCAGCAAGTAAGATGCTTACCGGGTATGGGAATTATCAAAAGTCTAAAACGTCATAATGGGAGGGACTGAAGATGCCAACAGTACCAATATCGCCACGGCGGGTAAGGGAAGCCTCTCTACCGTCTTTTCGTGTGCAGGCTGGCGGTGATGTAAATGCCTTTGGCGGTGGTGTAGGGAATGCAACAGAAGCACTAGGCCAGCAAATTGAAGCCAGGGCTATTGAAAGACAAAAAGAAGAAGATGCAAAGGCCGTTCAGGATCTCAGGACACAGTTTGACGCTGATGATGTAGACTTTTTTCACAAACCAGAAACGGGGCTGTTTTCTCAGCAAGGGGATGCAGCCAAAGGCTCCTATGAGAAGGCTGTTAATTATTACAAAGAGCAGACCAAAAAATATGAAGGGCTGGCAAGGAATCAGAATCAAAAGCAGCTCCTTATTAACCTGAGTACGAATAAGATCAGTACTTATTTGAAAAATTCCTCTATCTATGAGGCAGAACAGTTTCAACTGGCCAGGGATGCTGCGACAACAGAAACTATAGAAAGCAATAAGCGTGGGGTAGTAGCCAATTGGAATAATGCTGATGGTATGAAGTCGTTTCTAGACGGCGGCATCAATGGGATTATCTTAAATACCAAGGGGAAGCCGCAGGCTGTCGTGGATCAGAAGCTCAGAGAATTCACGGATAACTCTATTGGCGGTGCTATTGATGCGGCCCTTAACTTCAATGATCTAACAATGGCCAGGAAGACCCTAAACAGTTACTCTTCATTGATCGATCCCGCAAAGATGGCTGAATATAACCAGAAAATATATGTCCGGGAAGAAAAGATCCTAGTGGACCGGGCCGCAAGGGAGGCGGTTAATAGCTCGTCTTCAATTGATGAGGCTAGGGTAAAGGCTTATGCTCAGGCTGAAGGTAAGGTCAGTTTTGCTGATTGGAGCTCCAGGGTAAGTAAGGCTGAATCAAACGATGATTACACGGTCACAAGTCCGGTCGGTGCTTATGGGAAGTATCAGATCATGCCGGATACCTGGAAACAATGGGCTCCAAAGGTGGGCCTTTCGGCAGATGCTCCCATGACTCCGGAAAATCAGGAGAAAGTTGGCCCCGCAATCCTTAAGTCTTATTATGATAAATATGGTCCTTATGCCGGAGCCGTTGCCTTTTATGCTGGAGAAGAAAATGGCAAGCGTGTCCTGGCAGGGAAAACAACGTTGATAAACGATGAAGGTCAGGAATATGGGCTCTATGATAAACAGGGCGAGTTTCCTAGTGTGCATGAATATGCCCAGGATAAGGCTAGAGGTGAGGTTAATCCCGAAACTAAGATAAGGCTGGATAATCAGATTGATGCCGAGTGGAGCGATAAGCGGACAAAAAAGGCATGGGCTCGTGAAGACGCCATGATCAGCTTGAAAAATTCTCTCGCCCAAAGCAGCGGCTTGCTGGCTGATAAATTTGCTCTTATTGATAATGCCCCTGGCCTGGAGCCTTATGAGAAGGAAATGCTGAAAACGCAATACAAGAGCAGGCAGGAAAGTGATATTGATACACGGGCTTTCCTCAATAAAGCTGCCCGTGAAAATACATTAACCGTCCGGGACGTCGAGAATGTCCGCAATCTATTGACGGGTGAGCATTACCTGGATTATCTGGAAAAGGCCGAAAAGGTTGCCGGTGGTCGATCTGATAAAGATACTACTATCGCGGATAAGAAATGGGCTGCCGATCTTAAAATAAATGGCCCTTTTGCGGGGGATACCGCGAGGACGAATAAACTAGAAGTGGAAATTGAGGATGAATTAAACCGTAACGGCATTAAAGGGGATAAGCGATATCCTGCTGCCCTGGATATAATTGAAAGGGAACGCAAGGAAAAGGGCTCCGTTATGAACTATTCTGCGAATAATAATGTTGTAAGACGAAGTCTCGTTGAAAAATATAATAAAATATATGGCGAAGGATTTGGCGAGAAATATATTCAGAACCAAGAAACTGGTTTTAAACAAACTGGCCAATGGAATGGTGATTATGGCCGTATGCAAAACTTTAATGATATTGTTGACCGTGAGGTTGATAGTGGTGACCCCTATGCAAGAGAAGCTCGAAACCTTTTAGCTACTGCAAACATCGGGATTAATGATACAACTTATCGTAATGCTTACGAGTATATTCAAAAGCTATATCCCGAACTGGCCAATAAGCCGATGCCCATTGAACCTACTGTGCCGGACCCGGCACCAGTTTTACCGGACGTTTACGATCCGGAAAGTGGTATGCGGGTAGGATCTGTAGGTGATGTGCTGAAACGGGAGGGCTTAACCTGGGTTGCTCCTTATGTAATGGGAATACAGCAACAGACAGAGCCAGCTCCACAAAACGGTGCTGCATCACCGGCAGCCAGTCAGCCGCTGAATACTGATGCTACACCTGGTTCTTTCCTAGACCGGCTGAGAAAAGAAGGTTTGGGTACACTGGCCAGTGATGCCAGGAAATAATAGATAGGTGAATGGGGGAGTCCTTATGCTCTTAACACCGGAAGAAATACAGACTTTTGCCGAACAAAATAAAGACTTCAGCGTACCACAAAATGATTTTCTGACGCAGGTATCCAGGATGCCCCGGGAGCAGGCGGCCAAGATTATGCGGTTATCTGTGTCCACCGGCATGGATATTACCGAAGCGGCTCGCAATCCGAATGCAGCAGTGCAGGCGCTGATCGGTGCCAGTGACTTGGAGGATGTAGGGAAGAACTCACCGAAGACAAGATCCTTCCTGTCTGATCCGCTACGCATGGCCATTGTCCGCGATGCACCGAGCGTGAAAACACTGTCCACCCTGGAGGCGCTGGCCAGCCCTGGTGCCTTTCTGAAAAGTGGAGCGCAGAAGGTTGGCAAAAGCCTGGTGGATGCTGCACGAGGCGTTGTGGAAACGGCTACGGAAAACGAGAGGGAAATACTGGCTAATTCCAGTCCTGCTGATCAGACACTGTATAACGCAGCGAAGCGCTTTTCTTTTCTGGGGGCCATCACCGGCGATGAGAAGGTGCGTTTCTTAAAGCAGTTATCCGAATCGGATGCACTAACACCTACGGAATACCAGTTCCAAGGGCAGAAGTTTAGCATCTTAGGTCAGGAGTATGATACGGCGCAGCTTGTCTCACACATTTATGAAGGTGTGCCGCAACTGGCCAGTCAGGTTGCGGCCTGGTCGGTTGGTGGTCCGGTAGGGGCCGGGGCCATGATGGGAGCACAGATCTTTGGCGGCTCTTATGATGAGATGCGCAAGGAAGGAGTCGCGCCTGGCCGGGCGTTTACCGGATCGGCAGCCAATGCTGTTGCTCAGGCGGCGCTGGAGAATGTAGCACTAGGCAAGATTTTAAACCGAATACCGGCTGGATCAACGGCGAAGAAGAAAGCCCTCACCATCTTTGATGCAGCTGCTACGGAAGCGGCTACTGAGTTTCTGCAGCAATACCCGGATGCAGTTTCAAAGATCTGGGCAGGCAATCCGGACATGACGGTCAGCCAGCAGAAAGATGAGTTTGTCCGGCAGTTTCGGCAGATTACCTCAGAGGCGATCTATTCCGGCCTTGTTGCGGCTCCTCTGGGCGGCGGTGCTTCTTCTATCCATGTTGCGGTGCAGTCGCAAATGGCTAAGGCACATGTAGATCAGTTGCGGCAGCGCCAGGAGGTAATTGCTCAGTCGCCGCTGTTGAAGATCAGCCCGGAGATTGTCGAACAGTTTGAAAATGGCAATGGTGAGCCGGTTGTGTATATTGATCCGAAAGCGCTCTTTCAGTCGGCGGTACCGGATCTGACGGAGAAGCTGGGAGTTACACAAGAGCAGGTGCAGACTGCACTGGAAACCGGTCACATGATAGAAGTTCCTACCGGTAAGTATAACGTAGCCGCCAGCCAGGAACCTGCTATTCATGAGGCCCTAGCCGAAGATATTGCCGCTACGGACGAAGGCTATACAATTAGGCGCTTACAGGAGCGGAGCCAGCAGGATGTGCTGAAGACGGCGGCAGAAATTAACCGGCGTGATTCGGACGTTCGGACGGAAGCCGATGCCATCTATAAGCAGTGGACGGATAATGGACTGCCAACGGATGTTGCCAGAATGGGACTGATAGCACTCGTGAAAAACGCCTACGTCATGAGCGATAATCCTGCCCAGTATTTGCGAGAGAAAGCGCCTCAACTGCGCCAGGGTGAAATACCGGCAGATGCAATGAAGCAATATGCCGGTTTTTCTGCCTACACGGCCGATCAGACGCAGCTGGCTAAAGCCCAGGAGTTGGAGAGCCAAGGAACCTCCCGGGAAGAGATCCGGAAGCAGACCGGCTGGTTTAAGGGTATGGATGGCAAATGGCGCTTTGAGATCGATGACAGCCAGGCTGCTCTGATTGACTTGAAAGGCATGGAGCAATCCATGACCGGTGAAATATCCGGGATTTTGTCTAAGGCTAAAAAAATGAAGGATACTAGCGCTCGGTCCGAATTAGAGAGCCAGGCCGACACGATGCTGGCTCAGCTTAGCCGGAAGAAAGCTCCGCTCCTGGGAAATGTCCTGGACCATCCAACGCTTTATAAGGCTTATCCCTGGATGAAAGATGTTAAGGTGGTATTTGTTAAGCTGCCGGCCGGTACTAATGGCAGCTATGATCAGTCGATCAACACGATTGAAATCAATATTGAACTGCCTCCCGAACAACGGCGAATAGTATTACTTCATGAAGTGCAGCATGTGATCCAGGCCCAGGAGGATTTTGCCCGGGGCGGCAATCCTGATATGTTTAGCCCTTTAGATGTTACTGCTAAAGAAATTAGTAAGATTGACAAGGAGCTTAAGGATATTCTCGATGGAAACAAAGAATATGCTGCTTTGTATCGCGAATTCAATCAGTTATATGTCTTCAGTAAAGCGCGAGAGTTAACTGTCGATGAAGAGAATAGGCAGTATCAACTTGCAGAACAAATGGCAGAGTATGAAGATCTTGAATTAAAAACCTTTAATTTGGAACTGCAGCGGTATAAGCTTCTTGACGAGAGAAAAGTCATGTCACCTGTAGAACAATACCGTAATCTCGCGGGAGAGATCGAAGCCCGCGACACGGCAGGACGCGCTGCTCTGACCGGTGAACAACGCCAAATCGTGCCTCCTGATCTGCGCGGTGATGCGATTGTTTACTTCCAAGATAAAAATGACCCAAAAGGCGCTATCCACTGGGAGGAAGGCCGGGCCATCATTACCCTGTTTGAGCAGTCTGACCCCTCAACGCTGGTGCATGAGATGGTTGGACATTTTTTTATGCAGAATCTGCTGGAGGTTGGCGCTCAGGAGAATGCTCCTGCCTGGATGAAGAAGGACCGGCAGACAGCGCTGGACTTTGTTGGGCTTACGGGTGAGCGGTGGACAGAGGCGGCAGCACTGGCTGCACAGGGAACAAATGAAGAATGGGCCATGACGGATGAGCTGCTGGCTGCCGATGGAGAAAGGGCCGAAATTCGCAGGGCTATCCTGGATCACCGCACCGCTCATGAAAAACTGGCGCGGGCTGCTGAAGCCTATATCATGGAAGGCAAAGCGCCATCCATTGAAACACGGAGCCTGTTTAAACGCTTTGCCGAATGGCTGACGGAAGTGTACCGGGATATTATCAATCTGCGGGTAAAAATCAATCCTGAGATCCGGGAAGTATTTGACCGGCTGCTGGCCAGCCAGGAGGAAATTGATCAGTTGCAGGCTGTCGATGGGTATCTGGCCAGAATCCCTGATGATGTCTACAATTCCCTCAGTGATCAGGCCAAGGCTGATCTTGACCGGCAGCTGGAGCGGACAAGGGAACGGGCTGAGGCACAGGTCAGGGCGCACCTGCTTAAGGAATTTACAGCTGAAAACCGGCAAAAGATTGCTGAAGAGGAGGAAGAAGCCCGGGTACGCATTACGGCAGAGGTAAAAGGCCAGCCGTTATACTTAGCGGAAGCAGCCATCAGGGAAACTTTCAAACGCGATGCCAAGCGGGTTGCCAAATCGTACTTAGGCAATGAGTCCTTTGTTCCGGAAGACTTTGAATCAGCTATGGGGCCGCTGGATACCTTGGAAGCAATTCATGCATCCCTGGTGCAGCGGGGGAGAGGCGATACGGCCGAGGCCCAGGAAATGGATCGGCAAATTTCGGAACTGCGGAAGAAAAAGTCAGGTAAAGTCAAGGAGCTTACGCCGGATCAGGCAGTGGAGTTTGAACTCATTGCCGAACTGCACGGCTTTACGTCCGGTTCTGAACTGGCTCAGAACGTAATCACCTATAACACCTCAGAGAAAACGATTGAGAACCGGCTGGACGATCACATGACAGCCTTTAAGGATTCCCTGACTGATTCTATCGCTCTGCACAAGGAAGTCCAGGAGGCTATGTACTCGGATGAAAGCGCAATGCTGATAGCGGCAGAGCAGGCGATCATTGAGGAAAAACTGGGCCGGGTGATATCCCGTGAGAACAGCCGCAAGGAAATGCGCTTAAAGCGGGAGGCTGCCAAGGCAGCTGCACAGGAGGCAATTGCCGATATGCCGCTTGACAAGGCTATGCGCCTGGCTACTTGGATGAGCGGGGAGCGCCGGGCAGCAGAAAGCAAGACAAAGGCGTTGCGGGACGGTAATCTACAGGCTGCCAGGGAGCATGCTGCAGCGCAGCTGTATAACCACGCAATGGTCCAGGAAAGCCTGCGAGTCCGGCGCGATTTTGAACGGATTGAGCGGTTCATGAAAAAGCAGCGGTCTTCCGGCCGGGATACCTGGGTGGCTGATGAGTTGGATAAGGAAGGGCTGGCCATTAAATCGGACCGGCACTTTATTCAAGCGGCTGATCTGCTGCGCCGGGCCGGTTACGTCCGGAAGGATTATAACATTGCTGCGAAGCAGGAATCACTATCCGGTTATGTGGCGGCCATGACCAAGGATAATCCGGACATGGTAGATATTCCGGAATGGCTGGTTAACAGTGTTGAGGAATACATGAATCCACGGTACTTGAAGTATCAGGAGTTTAAGGATCTGGAAATTGCGTTGCGCAATATTAAGCAAATGGCTAAGAATGGCGTCAATGCAGACGGCTTTGTGGCTCTGAATAAGGACGGGCTGGGAGCGACGGTCATGCGAATGGTCCATGCAACGATACCACTTAAGGATGTTTTGCCGGAGCAAATTGAACAGGCCAATCCGAGCTTTGTAGATAAGTTTACAAAAGGATTAACCAGGCCCGCCCAGCTCTTCCTAAAGCTCGATAGCTACAAGGAGTTTGGCGAATGGTCCAAGGCCATGTACTATTCACTGTCAGATGCCCTTAGTTTTGAAAGCCGGTTAAAGCGCCAGGTCTATGAAGCTATTGACGCAGGGTATGAATCAGTAGGAATCAGTAAGCAGCAGCGGCTGCTCGATGCTCACAAGAAAATCTATATCAGTGAGTGGGGGCAGTCGGTCACAAAGAACACACTGCGGGCGGTTTTGCTGAACATGGGATCAGCATCCAATAAAAAGCGTCTAATAAGCTCACGGCCCTTTGGCTTGGACTATAACTCGGTATGGAATGAAGGATCGGTTAAGGCAGTTCTGGTCAAGTATCTGGACCCTAAAGATTTTCAGCTGGCTCAGCAGATTTGGGATGCAATCAATATTCTCTACGATCCTTACACCAACATGATCCAGCGCATGACCGGATCACCACTCGCAAAAGTGGAAGCGGTTCCCCTATCATTCATAATGCGTGATGGTTCCGAAGTGTATCTGCGCGGTGGGTATTATCCATTGAAGCAAGATCCACGCGCCTCGAAGCAGGCTGAACTAAACCGGGAGAGATCCCTGGCTGAAGGGTATATCGGCGTCATGCCATATCCCCGCACCGGTGCATCTAAGAGCCGTGAGGCCGGGGCGAAATTCGCCGTCGATCTGGATCTGACCAATATCTTTAGTCATGTGAATGATGTTTCCCATGACATTGCCTTCCGGCCAATCATGCACGACATCAACAAGGTTATGCGGCGCGGTGAGGTGAACGATGTCCTGCGCCGGAAGCTGGGCGAGGCCGGGTATAAAGTAATTACCGAATGGCAGCGGGCAATGGGCAGCGGCAAGGACCAGGTAGTGGAAGGCATGTTCAATGACTTTTCCACTTTTGTGCGATCGGCAACAGTCATCAAAAATCTGTTGTTCCGTCCGGCTACGATTATCCAGAACATGGCCAATCCGACTTTATACGGCGATTCCGTAAAGGGGTTTAGTGATAAGGACGCATTGGACGCTTACTGGAAGTATGGCTGGGGTGAATATATTCCTCATGCGCTCCGCAATACGGCTAAGGCCCAGGAGATCCGCGACTGGGTATATGCCAAATCGGCGCTCATGCGGGACAAGATGGAAAGCCCGGATTACAACATTCGGGAGCTGCGGGAAGCAAGATACGGCAATCCATTATTGTGGGCGCAGGAAAGAGAAAATATTTCTGAACCGGTAAAGGAGGCGATGCTAGGGCCAGGTGCCAAGATAGCGATTACTCAGGAAAAACTAATCGATTTTGGTTCCGGTATGTTGGCGTGGGCCGATCAGTTAAGTGATATTCCGATGTTCAAGGGTGCCTATGAGAAAGCCATTGCAGAAGGAAAAATGGAGAAAGAAGCGGTCCACTTTGCAGAAACTATTATTGAACGCAGTACCGGCTCCGGCCGTAGAGTGGACACTTCACTCATGCAGCGCGGCTCACCTACTGAAAAGCTGCTGACCTTGTTCATGACCTTCATGAATACCCAATATAACCGATGGGTGATGGAAAAGGGCATTTACCAGACAGAAAAAGATGCCATGCGTATGATAAAATTTGTCGGTGTCCGGTATTTGCTGTTTGGCGCTCTATCGGCGCTGCTGTCCGGTAAATGGCCGGATGATGACGATGAGAAGGACGGCTGGGGGAAATGGTTCTTCAAAGAAGTGGCAGCCTGGCCGCTGGGAATGATCCCTGTCGGCGGGGCCATGGCTAAAACTGTCCTCGATACGGCACTAGGATACCGGACCTTCGGCTTTGGTATCACACCGGCCGAAAGAAACCTGGATGAAATGATCAAGATTTACGGCGTCGGCAAGCGATACGCAGAAGGTAAAGCCGGTATTGCCGATCTACTGGAAAGCGGCTCCAGCATCGCAGCCTTTGGTCTGCGGTACCCGGATCAATTTAACGATTGGTTCTGGAACGCCTATGATGTCTTGGCCAATGACATGGACCCCAGGCTAAGCGATCTAAAGAGCAGAAGACCACGGCGAGAGCGGCAAGAATAATAATGAATAAAAGCAAAGCGGCAAATTCAACAGCGATGTTGATTTTGCCGCTTAGTATTTAGAAAGGGGATGAGACAGTGACTTTGCCTAGTAACTTGAATAAGCATGATTATGTGGGAAATGGCCTTCAAAAGGATTGGCCGTATAACTTTCCTATTTTTTCTACGAACGGTTCTGAGATCCAGCTGTACATTACAAATATCGCAACTGGCGCAGCGACTCAGATTACCAGCAATTATTCGATTGATGTTAATAATAAGAAAGTAACCTATCCCCTGTCCGGTGCAGCTTTGACTAGTGATAGTAAAATAACCCTGCTTCGAGTAGTGCCGATTACGCAGGAAATCGCCCTTCCCAATGGCGGTGCATACTTTTCCAAGACAATTGAGGGTGGACTGGATAAGCAGACGGCAATCAGCCAGCAGCTCAATGAGCGGATAAGCAGGACGTTGACTATTCCGATTGGCTCTGATACAACAGGGGAAACAATTATAAATGATGTGCTGCGGGCCAGTGCTGATGCGGGGGCGAGTGCTGATTCGGCGGCTAAGAGTGCGGCGCAAATACCTGCTGTTAACGTAGAATCTACAGGTTATGGTATTATCACTGGGCTAAAGGTATCGGCGCTAAGTAGCATGACTGTGCAAATCTCTGCAGGGGTAGCCCATATGCCTAATGGGCAGCGGTTTAATATTGCGGGTGTCACAAAAACAGTTCCTGGTGCTCATGCTACATTACCAAGGATAGATAGTGTATTTGTTACTGACCTTGGAGGAATATCATACTATCCAGGGACAGCAGCTACTACACCTGTAGCGCCTGCGATTCCCTCCGGAGCCATTTTGCTTGCGAATATTAATGTCGTGCCAGGGGCAACGGCTATAATTAATGGCAATATTATTGACGCAAGATTTTTTAAAACTAATAATAATATTCTTGCCTTACATAGAGTTGACTGGGTAAACGTAGTAGAAGCTGGTGCTGATCCTACTGGCAATAGAGACTGTTCGTCACTAGTTCAATATCTGCTTACAATTTATTCAACTCTTTATTTCCCCAAGGGGAATTATCGGTTCAACAGTGGTATTGTAATTCCAGGCAATAAGACAATTGTTGGCGAAAGTAATAGACGAGATTATACAGACGATGCTCTTGGAGGAGTATTTTTTTATTTTTATCATACTTCTGGATACGGCATTTTGTCTGCGGAAAACGCAAAAAATATTACTCTTAAAAACTTTTGTATGTTAGGTAATTATGCTGGTGGCGGTGGTATCCGCTTATATATGACTACAGCGGAAGACTGCTTTCATAAACTACTGCATATAAAATCAGTAAAATTTAGCCTAGATAATATCGTATTGGATAACACGGTAGAGCCTTTGTTGCTTGATGTGCAATCATTATCAAGTAGTAAAAGTGGCTTAGTTTCGTCATCATTCGGGGTGAAAATCACAAACTCTCAATTTTACGATAACGATCAACACGGGGTAAAATTTACACGTGGAGGTGCACTGTTAGTAGGGAATAAGGTATTTGCTAATGGACGTAGCGGGTCCCAATATGGTGCTGTGCACTTAACTGATTTAGCTTTTTGTATACAGGGTGCTGGAAACAGTATTCATGAAAACTATTATAATGGTATCGTGTTTGATGGTGCAAATGTAGTTAATAATTCTTTTATTGCTACCAATTTTGCTGGCAATAACAAGGCTTTGGGAAGTGGGTCTGATGTTGTACTAGGTGGTAGCGGTAATGTGGTTACAGGGACAACAGCGATATCGGTTAAACACTCAGATGGAGACAATTCATCTGTTTTCTCAGTTGTTGACGTTACAGCCAGTGCTAAAAATAATAGTGTTAATATTACTACAAACCGTGCGTTATTGCTTGACCAGAACATATTCCAGTTTTTAGCCGGTAAAGTAGCAAATCAGAAAATGGTTAATAACCCTACCGGGAACACACTAAATTCAATCGTACTAGATGGAACTGAATATTGTATTGGAAGTGTCACACCTAAATTAACGGGATTTACTAATGGTGGTTTTACTAATTATTACAACATGTATCAAGTGCACGGAACAACTACCTATTCGCTTGCGAGTGATATACTATCGGTTACTTTAGCGGCTAGTGACACTCTTCCAGTAACTACAAATGATTTTAGCATATCGGCACTAGGGCAAACTGGAATAAAATTTACTGTTGTAGGAACTTTTGGCAGTGTAAAAAACGCATTTGTTGAATTTGATATTAAAATGGGAGCCTACGATCCTACTTTGGCCCTATGTATTAATGGCTATTTTACTCACAGCACTAGCGTACAGAAGTTTTTTGTTCCAAACTATGGAAGCCTAGGCGTTTATACTGCAGTAGATTGGATTAAGATTAAAATACCAGTTAACTTTGATGGAACAGTATCAGTATCCGAATTTAATTTAATTGTTCTGTTTGTTGCGAATGTTGCCGGGGTTACTGCTGGTAGATCCGGAAATTCGTTCAGTATCAAAAATCTAAAAGTAGTAACATATTAAAGTAGAGGGGGGGGGATTATAAGATGGCTTTGCAAATAGTATATGAAGAAAAGCTTAAATATTGTGTTTCTGACCCAGAAAAATGTGCAAAATATAATCAGGATTATTTTAAGGAAATAACATGTGAATTGTATCCAAATGCTTATATGAGAGTTGAGCGTACGGAGTGGAATAAAAAAGAAAACAGTGTTTCATTTTTTGTAGCGATTTACGCAGATAATTCAATAACTGTTAAAATTGGCAATAGATCATACACATTTATGCCGAGCATTACAGAAGATAGCACCAATGAGGTGCAGCAGGCATATGAACATCTAAAAACATTGCCGGAGTTCGAGAATGCTATCGATTGTTAAAGGAGGTTGTACAAATTCTTAATATAATTCTAATATATATTAATTCGCACATAGATAAAGTCGTCCATTGTTTGGGCGGCTTTTCCCTTTGTGTAAATCTTGCGGTACTACTTGCCGCGCTAGTTAATCCATTGTTGGCAGTTATCCTTGCCTGGTTGATAACTGCAAGTATTGGTCGCATAAAAGAGCAATGGGACAAAGACAGCGGTAGAGGCACACCGGACAAATGGGATTTTTGGTTTACGGTTGCAGGTAGCACCTGGGGGGCAGTGTTAATGCTAATCAAATAACGGGAGGTGAAAATTTGATTGACATGGAGGCAATAAATCAAGCTTTACGAAGAGGAATCCATACCATTGTCGATAGCTGGCCGTACAATCTCTTGTCGGCCGGCTTTGTTTATCTCTTTGGTGGATCGGAGGCAATCATTGGATTTGTCCTGCTGTGTGTAATCCTTGATACGCTGAGTAAATGGGTGGCGCTGACAAAAAAATATCTTATTTCTATCGGGCATACGGAAGAGAGCATTGATTTAGCCGCATTGATATGCGGCTTTCTTTATGCCTGGAAACCTGATTTCATCACTGCAACGGCTCTTCGAAAATGCTGGTCTGATAAGTTTATGGCCTATGGGTTTCTGATTCTAATGGCCGGAGGAATTATGAAGATCCCTGAGATTTCGTTGTTTGGGCTGCCGGTGAATAAATCCATCTGTGGAGGAATTTATACCGGTATCATGATTGCGGAGATTTCGTCCGTTCTGCGCAATCTGGAAGAGTATGGCTATAAGAAACTGGACTATTTTAAGCAGCTTATAGCCACGATTGTTACCCGCATAACAGGCAGTAACTTTTCCATGACAATGACTGCTGCCAATACAATGCAGACAAAGCCGGGGGGCATTACGCCCCCGCCTCCGTTGAATACGGAGTTACCTGCGAACATAGGGAAAGGAGGTGAATAGCGTGAGAGCACCTATTATTTGTATTGATTGTGGTCATGGAGGCTCCGATCCGGGAGCGTGCGACAATGGCCTGCAGGAAAAGGACATTGCTCTGATTGTTGGCAGCCTGGCGCGTGACTACCTAACAGCGGCTGGCTGCCAGGTAGTCATGACCAGGGACATGGATGTTGATGTAGCTTATCCGAATGCCTCAGCAACTGCTGAGCTGCAAGCTCGGTGTGATGCGTCAGATGCAGCGGGCGCTGATATCTTTGCATCCATCCATTGTAACAGAGTAGATAATCCGGCCGCTTTAGGGACAGAAACTTATTACTGCCTAGGCAGTGTGCGCGGAACGATTTTGGCCACTTGCATCCAAGCGCAGCTGATTGGCTTAGGTGACTTGATTGATCGGGGGATTAAGAATACATCCCTTTACGTTACCGGTCACACACAGGCAGTGGCCGCCCTGGTGGAATTAGCCTTTCTTTCGAATGTCCATGATGCGGCCAAGCTTGCTGATCCGGCCTGGCAGGATGCCATGGCCAGGGCTATTGCCCGTGGCGTCACTGATTATTGGGTACAAATTAATAATTAACAAATAAGGGAGAGATTGAGATTATGAAAAAAGATGAGCTGAAGAAAAAGGTAAATGATGTTGGCCATGCCATCGATGATGGAGTGGAGGCTGCAGCCGAAAAACATAACTTTGCAAAGTGGCAGGTATGGCTGGGGCTTGCGGCCGCAGTTCTACTTGTAGCTCTTGTTGCAAAAGTATGGCTGTAAGGGAGATGAGTAACATTGATAAAAAAACACTTACTGTTATTGTGCTGCTGCTTGTTGTTGGTTGTGTCGCCGGGTACCTGCTCGGCGGCCGAGGAGGAAACGTATCAAATAACCCAGTCGGAGCTGACGCGGTTAGATCAGATCTTTCAAATGTTGAAAGAGCAAATAGTGCAGCTAAAGACAGAGTTACAGCAATCGAAAGCGGACTCGAATCAAGTGCGGCTGAAGCTGGAAGCATCGCAAATGAAATTGGTGGAATTGCAGATGCAGTTAGAGAAATTGAAGACCGAATCGACGTTGGCCAGGATCGACTTGGATCAATCGAATCTAGCGCTGACGAAGGCCAATCAATCCTTAAAAGAGTTAGAGAAAGAGGTCAAGGAAGAACACAAGAAATTAACATCGCAAAATAGGAATTTAAAACTACGGAGAGATATTGGGTATCTGGCCATAGCTTATCTTGCTCTCAGAGATTAATCATTGCCCGGTGGCTTAGGCTACCGGGCTTTTTTTGTTAATCGCAGAATCGGACTGTTTAAATTAACAATATCATATGGTATGCTAATATATGAGATAGATTATATTTGAAGTGAGGATTTGCATATGGATTCAATTATAAAGGTAATATTTGAAAAACTTAGTATTATTTATATAGCAATGATATTCTTTTTAACTTCTGCTGCAGTTATTTTTTTACCAGGCGAGTTTCAGGAAAAATTAATGCTTTATCCAATTAAAGCAGAATATGATAAGTATTTAGGTCCGATTTTTATAGTTTCTGGCGCTTATCTTTTAGTTGCAATTAGTGGAAGATTAATTTCTTTTTTTAGTGAATGGAAAAGAAGAAGGGACTGGAAAAATTTAGTTTTAGAAAGGCTTCAGGATCTTGCTGAAGACGAAATATCGGTTCTTCTTGCCTTTTATGAGCATGATTCAAATATTTTTAGGGAAACGGCGTCTCTTAATTGTTTCGATAGGCGTGTAAAGCTATTAGAAAGTTATGGGATTATTATTAGATTAGCATCATCTGGTATTGCTAGTTTGGGTTTATATGATAATGAAATGACATGTGTCATGCCATATAAATTAAATGGGTTAGCACGCAAAAAATTAAATGTAGAATTTAATGAATTGAGAAGTAAAAATTTTGGAACATAGTTTATATATTTAAGGAAAGCTTGACTTAAAATGTAGCAAAAAATGTAGCTTAGCCACCTATAAACCCCTTTTTATGCCTATATATGCCTTATATTATATAGAAGGAAGTTTTTAAGATAATGTGACCGACCCGCATAATTACTGGGCCGGTGGACATTTTCTAGATTGCCGTTCGCCTACCTTGGGGTGGTAGAGGCCGCATGTTCAACTCATGTCGCTCCGACCAATTAAATACAGTAAATACGCGGGTTTGCGAACTTGCGTATTTTTTATTTATGTTAAGTTGTCCCATGGGTTGTCCCCTAAGGTATTATAGAGTAGACAAATTAAGAGAATGTGTGTATGAACTGGACAGGTTAAGGATCGAAAGAGGAAATAAACCCGCTTTACCGAACTGAAAATATTTAATTAGTAACGAGGAGTGATACTTTTGAATAAAATTAATTTATCTCAAAAATTTAGTCTGTTTAACGAGTATTGGAGTCCTAAAATAGTTGGGGAGTTAAACGATTCCCATATTAAATTAGCAAAACTAAAAGGGGAATTTGATTGGCATCATCACGAAAATGAAGATGAATTGTTTTTTGTAG